AGGAACACGGCCACCCCGACCAGGGCCTCGAGGACCGAGAGGAGGGTCATGGGGCCACCGCCCGCAGATGGGACACCATACGGTCCCATTCGACACCCGCCTCCAGGATCGTCGGCGCCAGGGGGCCGAAGAGCCCGCACCGAGGGCACACCAGGCGCACGCCGTCGTGGTAGAGGACGGCGAGGGGGCGGGGCTCCCCGCAATCGGGACAGGCGGTCACGATACCAGCTCCCGGAGAGCACGCAGGAGACCATAGGCCCCCTGCCCCTTCGCCGTGAGCGTCAGGCAGAGGGTGGGCCTCCCGCGATACGATCCCGGCGACCCGACGAGATAACCCTCGGAGATCAGGAGCCTGAGTTTTCTGAGCGCGGTCGAATTGACGGAGCCGCTCTCCCCGGCGGTGGTGTAGTGCCGGACGGTCCGCCCGGGATCGTCCCCGACGGCGAGAAGGAGCTCGCCGCACGCAAGCATGGTTTTAATATCCATGAGTACCCGACGGATTAAGCGTATAAATAATTATACGCTAAAATGGGGTTTTCTCGGTGTATTTCATTGGTTTAATGTATCTGATTTAGCAACACTATTATATACTACGATGCTGATGGAGTAGTAACAAGAGCGGGAGACCGCACAAGGAGGAAAAAGAACATGACAACAACCACCCCCAAGACCCAGAACCAGACCCAAGACGACGCCCAGATAACCCTGGAAATCCTCCAGGCCCTCGAGAAGAAAATGGCACTGCTCCGGAGGACCGAGGACCTCGCAAGGCAGGTCGGCCAGAAGCACCGCCAGCACCACGCCCACCTGGCGAGGGACTGCCTCGAATGGGCCAGCACCTACATACTGCACGGACGCCTGGACGAGGCCGAGCAGGCCCTCCAGGAGGCCAAGAAGCACTGGGAGGCTCTGGCATGACCGGGACCAAGACCGAACACAACAGCATGCTCGCCGACATGATCCGCGAGAACATCAAGACCGCGGAGGACAGCCTCGACCTGGCCCTCCGCGACCTTGAGCAGGCCGCAGGGATCGCCATAAGCGCCAAGCAGACCCTCACCGCCGAGGAGCGCCTCGAGATCCTCAAGAAGGCCAGAGACCTCCGCAACTTCGCCGGGTTCATCATCGACAGGATAGAGAGCATGGAAAGGGCCGCCCTTAATTGAAGGAGGAGAGAAAAATGCACTACGAAATCATAAGCCACAGACAGACCCGCGAGGCCGAGACGGCCTGCGGGCGCACCATGACCGTCGGGGAGCTCATCGAGCACCTCAAGGAGCTGGACCAGGACGCCCCGATTATCGTCGCCGGATATGACGGCAACCTCTACAACAGCATAGGAGCCTGGGACGGCACCATAGAGGAGGTGCAGGAATGACCGCCCACTATTGCGAGGACTGCGCCGAGGCCCGCAGGGCCACCCCGGCCAAGTATAGAGTATCATGGGACCTCGGGAGCAAATGGCTCTGCGAGGCATGCGCCAGGGAATACGCATCCAGGTGGACGGAGGCGAGGGCATGAGCGACGCGATCCTCTCCACGGTCTGCCACGGGACGATGGACCTCCTCGAGGCCCTAATGGCGCAGTACCGCGCCCAGGAGGAGCCGCACATGGCGACCCTCTGCAAGATAGCAGGGGCGCACGTCCAGGCCGCCCTCCTGTACGGGGACCTCGACAGGATCGGAGAGGCCCGGGAGAGCATAGCGAAGGCCCAGGAGATCATAATGGAGGTATTGAAGGGATGAATGGGGAGGGGGCGGGTCCTTCTCGCCCGAAGGCCGGCGGACCCGCCCGGAAAATGCCACAACCGCCCAGGGGTGGGAATCCAACAGACAGCAGAGGCGGAGGAGCCCGGCCAGAACATGCAGGACTGACACGCTCCCCCATGAATAGGGAAGCATACGCACTTTATAAAGGTGCCCCAGGGGAGCATATACACCGTAACACGGAGCCCCCGGGTTCGTGGCATGTGTATGTGTATGTATATACACCCCTGCCGAGACACCCTCCGCCACGACACGGAGGGAGAACATGTCACGGATAAACGATTATCTCGAATTTTTGAAAGCGCACGGCAGGACAGACAAGACAATCAAGGACTACCGCCTCAAGCTATCCCAGGCCGAGAAGGCCTTGGAGGCGGGCGGATATTCGACGGACCCGACCGAGACCGACGGCGACGCCTTCCTGTATTTGAGGCGGGCGATCCCGGGGAAGGAGGAGACGGTCCGCCAGATTATGAAGGCATGGGACCGCCTCGTCGAATGGACCACGGGGCGGAAGATACTCCCGACGCTCGGCCTCCTTTGGAATCGGAAGCAGGTCCGCCGTACATTCATAAGCCCCGAGCAATACGCCGGGATGATGAAGGCCGCCCGCGACCCATTCGAGAGGGTCCTCCTGGTACTCGGCGGGATGATGGGGTGCCGGCGCATCGAAATGATACGCTTACGGATGGAGGACGTCGGCGAGAACACCGTCACAATACGCGGGAAAGGGCACCAGGACGGCCTAATCATCCCCCAACCGATTAACGGCACGGTCCGCGAGGAATTAAGGGCATATATGGCCTGGAGGGCAACGCTCCCGGGATCGGAGCACGACCCGCGCCTATTGATCCTCCCGAGGAGATACGGGGGCTTCCTTTCGGAGAGTACGATGGAGTACACGGTCCCGCGGAAGATCAAGAGCCTGGCCCGCAGGGCGGGGGTGGACGCATCCACGCACACGCTCCGCCGCCTGTTCGGGACGACGATATACAGCGCCACGGACCACGACCTGGCCGCCACCGCCCGCCTATTGAGGCACGCGGACATAGCCACGACGGTCGAATGTTATATAGAACCGAGCAGGAACCGGGACACGCAGACCCTCGACACCCTCTGCGATATGCTCACCTTTTAAATATCATGGGTACGTTCTAATATATGCAGGACCGACACACGGCGACAAAAAACCAATAACACGGATTATAGGTTTTTTGAGACGGCGAAGGCCCTGCGGGAGAGTAAGAAAATGCCCGCAAAAATCCGCATAGAAACGGTCTGGCGCGCAATCGCCGGAATGGTCGACCCTTCGAGGGACGTAATCAACATCAAGAAGGCCGACTTCGAGGACCTGGTCCTCGGGGCCGGGATCGCCTCCAGCAAGCAGACGATAAAGGCCCTCTGGGCCCAGGCCCGCTTCTCGGGGCTCAACATTTACGCAGGAGCACAGCCCGATAAGGTCATAATCCTTGACATGAAGGCCCTGCGCGAGACCGTAGAGCCCGCCAAAAAGGGTGTATATACATACACACACACATGTAACACGAATACGCAGGAGGTGGCATAAATGGCCCCTGCCAGCACCCGCAACGTTTACCAGCGCCTCGCCGAATGTAAGGCGATTGTAGCCGAGACCGCATTTAAGAAGGTCAAGGGCGAGGGCTTGAAATTCGCCTATTTACCAATCGACCAGATTAAGCCCATAGTCGAGGATGCCATGCTGAAGGCCGGCCTCGTACTCCTCCGCGGAGAGATCGAGGCGGAGCCCATGAGAGAGCCATGGACCAGCGCCAGCCAAAACGGCCCCGGGAGCAGTACCTGGTTCCATTTGAGAGGACGCCGCTCCTTCACATGGGTCAACATCGACGACCCCACCGACAGGACCGACCCCCAGGTCTACGAATCGGAGGCGAAGGACAACTCGGACAAGACCTTCTCCAAATTGAACACCGCCATTTTAAAGGCCTTCTATAAGGACGAGTTCAACATAAGCGACAGCCCCAAGGACGACACCGACAACACCGAGGACGAGCTCAAGGCCGAGCGCGAGGCACAGCGCAGGGCCCAGGAGCAGAAGGCCGCCCGCGATCCCTTCTTCGGAGGATCGAAGAAGGGGGCCCCCAAGGCATCCGAGACAATCACGGACCGCCCCAGGGAGACGATGGTGGACGTAATCTGCAAGGCCAACAACACCGCCCTCCTCCGCCCCATCGTGAAGAAGTACGCGCAGGAATACGGCGACGACATAGACAGCTGGACCGACGACGAGGTCAAGACCGCATTTAAGGCGGTCGCCGAGGCCGGGAGGGCGAGCGAATGAGACTCCTCAACGATCCCCAGGTCCAGACCGACGGCCTCCCGCCCGAGGAGCAGGCGGTCCGCATCCAGGCCCGCCTCGACCAGCTAAAAACCGAGATAGAGGTGCTGACCGCCCAGAGGGACGACGCCATCAAGGAGGCCCTCAAGAGGGGCGTGAGGAATTACGGAGGCTTCCGCTTCGGCATGAAGGCCCCCGCGGCCACAATCAGCGAGAAGAAAATGGCGGAGACCCACCCCGCCGAGTTCGACGGCTACTGCGCCTGGTACCCCACCAGCAGGGAGATAAGGCTCACCAAGACCGACCTCGCCAAGTATCTCAAATTGAGCGGGCATGTCAACCCCGCCCAGGTAATCAACGACTGCCTGGAGCCCGGGACCGGCGAAGGCGCCCCGACCTTGACAAGAATCAAGGAGGCGGAGGAATGAGCTCCCTCGCAATATGCCCCGACTGCGGCGGGGAGTACCCCGTCCACATGAGCAGGACCGCCCTCGGCCTCCGCGTAGAGGGCAGGTGCCCCAACTGCGGGAGGGACCGTTCATATACGCGCTTCGACAGGGACGAGGAGGCAGAGCCCGAGCTCATCCAGGACGGCTGGCTTGTAAAATGCTACGAAGAAGGCGACGAGGAGCACGTCTCGGCCGAATGGGACGAGCCCTTCAAGACCGAGGACGAGGCCCTGGAATACGCCCGCAGGATGAAGGCCGAGCACATAAGCGCCCAGGTACTCCCCAGGATGGTGGCGATAGAATGAGGGGCCTCCAAGATATTCGCTTCGAGGATCGGGACACCCGCACCGGCACCATAAGGGTCGTAATCACGGACGACCTCACCCAATACGCCGCCAGGATCGACTACGCAACTCTCCTATATGCCCTCGAGAAGGACCTCGGCCTGGAGGTGCGCGAATGACATGGAGCCCCTGCCCCGTCTGTGGAGCGGACGGCTATAAGGTCCGCCCGGCCATGATCGGATGGGTCTGCTATTGCCCCAATTGCGACGCGATCCTCACCAGCGGGGCCACCCGTACTCAAGCCATCATGTTCTACACGGCCACCCACAGGAGGGTGCAGGCATGAGCCAGCAACTCAGACCATGCCCCTTCTGCGGGACCCCCGACCCGTACATATTCCGCAACGAGGACGACGAGACCTGGACGGTCGCCTGCACCTGGTGCGGAGGCAGGACCGCCGAGAGGGGCACCGAGGACGCCGCCATGCAGGCATGGAACAGGAGGTGGGCCCAATGACCGACTGCAGGACATGCGCCAGGTGCCTCGGCACCAAGGAGGGCGGGCGCGTAATATGCGCCAAGTATTTGGAGCTCCAGGAGCCGACCGACTGCAAGGAGTACAAACCAATCAAGGGGGCGAGCCAATGATAACCACCAGGGACGTCCTCGGAGCCATCCGCACCATAGCTCCCGGCCAGACCTTCACAGTAGCAGACCTCGCCGAGAAGATGGGGGCCGACCGCCGCGCAATAGCGAGGATACTCGCCCGCGGGGGAGTAGGAGCCGAGCTGGTGGAAATCCGCAGGGAGCCCGTGCAGTACCCCTCCGCCCGCATCGCCAGGGACGTAAGGGTGTACAGGAGGGCGGTCCAATGATCCTCGACGAGCTGATGGAGAACGCACGCGGAGCACTCCTCGCCATGAGCGAGAGCACCTGGCCCGAGGACAAGAAGGCCATACTCCGCGCCATGATCCGTCTACGCAGGGCATGCGAGCACGAAGGCCTCCGCAGGGCACAGCATGAGCTCGAGGAATGGATAAGCGTAATGCAGACATGCGAGAGCCCCCGGGACGTAGCGATAGCCAAGGTCCCCGAGGCA